TTTCAATAGATTGAGACTCACGTAATTGCATGCTTCGTTCGTTTTGTTTATCGCCAACTTTCGCCCGCTCTTCACGCCACGTTCTATCTTCAGCATGCCTAGCATCCGCTTTTAATTCGCGCGCTTCTTGTTTGGCGTCTTGCCTAGCCCAGCGCTTTTCAATACTTGCTTGCCTCCGTGCTTCTGCTTCTTGTTGTTTTTGCGCGGTTATATCTGCTGACATTCCTTGTTGTAATGTGCTGCCAAACTGAGATAAACCACGACCTACACCGCCTAACAATCCCCAACTAGACATTTTTACCCCCCATAGACAGTAAGCCGCCTTGTGGTTGTTGTGGTTGACCTTGCGACTTTTGATTGCGAACACTGGCACCCATTAGTTGCTCTGCTTCTGATACTGAGCTTTCAAGTTCTTGTGGATCTAATTCGCCCATAGATTCTTTCGCTGTCAAGTAGGAGCTATACATATTGCTTGTGGCAGCATCAATAAAATCATCATCAATCTCATCTTCTGCCAAAGCACCAGCATTAACAGCAAGCTCTGATAATGTAGCGATAATCTCCATTGATAACTGAATTTTCATATCATCAGGTATTTTTCCTGTTTGCTTTTCAGTACCTATCAAAACAGTTGATGCAGCATTACCAATACCTACACTAACGTCTTGTGCTTTGAGTACCATTTCAGCAATTTTATCGCCTGCTTGCCCTTCGTTGTGAATGATGCTATCACTAACCATGTAAAGCTGTTCAAGCATCGCTTGTTCTTGTTCAGTGGCTTGTACTTCACCATCTTGCATTGGCTCTTGTGGTGCTGCGTTTTGTTCAGCTTGACCTTGCGCCTGCTGTTGAATTGGCTGATCCATTATGCGTAACCCCCAACGGTTGCTTTTTGCCTTTGAATTAAATCATCAAGTGACGTTTGCCATGTTGGCGCGGTTGATGCCTGTGGTGCCTGTGGTGTTGGGGCAAGTAAGCCAAAGTTAATCTCTCCTGCATTTAATGCGGCATTACCATCGGCATCAATACCCCAATATGTTTTTTTGCGTGCTTCGGCTGCGGCTGCTTCGGCTGCTTCTTGTTCTGCCTTACCAGCCATTGCGGTTCCTGCCATTTGAATGCCACCGCTAACAACGGCAGCTTTACCGTATTCACCTAAACCATTCCATGCGTTAGAAAGTAAACCTCCTCCTTCTGCTGCCCCTCCGCCAGCATTAACAGCACTAGTATTAACAGCATTTTCACCAAGTGCAGAAACAACATCGCTTGATGTTGCCAATTCACTTGCCCCTGCTTCTACCGCTTGTTTAGCACCAGTTTCAACTGCCTTTTCACCCAAAGAGCTTGCAACATCAGCGCTCGTTGCTACACCATCAGCTAAAGCAGCTTCGGTTGTGGCAGCTTCACCTGTTGCCACTGTACTTGCTGTTGTGCCTGCGGTAATTGCGGCATCCCCTGCAATTGCTTCTGCCGTTAACGCTTTACCAGCACTAAAAGTACCTGCCGCACCAGCTGACGCACCACCAGTAAAACCGCTACCAAGTGCCGAAGCCGCACCACTAAAATTACCAGCCATCACCGCTGAGCCAGCACCTTGAGCGCCAGCCCATGCGGAACCAACCCCTGCGGCGGCTGTACCTCCACCAGCCATTGACAGTAAAGCGGCACCACCAAAATAAATAATGACCGCTGCGGCCACTACTTTAAAAACTTTAGAGCCTAAAATTTTACGCCGTATTTTTGTCGTTTTTTTATGTAGCCCAAGTGTAGAAAATTGATTCATGGCGCTAAACGCTTTTTCTACTGGTCTCCATGCTTTTTTAAATGCTTTTTTAATACCGCTCATACTAAACAACCTCTTTAATTGTGGCGTAAATACCACCTACTAATGTTAATCCGTGTGATTCGTACAGCTTACCTGTACGACCTTTGGGGTCTAAACCTGTACTTAAACCAAGTTGAATGCTTTCGATTTTTTGTTTTTTGCACCAACGAATAAAACGTCTTAACAACCAAACGCCTTGATCTGCATGTTCAGGTAAAACACAAAAAGCCAAGTCTGTTGCATAATGTTTTTTTGCAAACCAGTATTCATCTTTTAAGGCTATTAAAAAGCCGACTACTTGGTCGGCTTTTACTGATACAAACACTTCCATTTTTTTGTCATTAATTGATCTTCTGATCATGTAAGCGGCCTTATCAGGGTTTACTTTGACGTTGTATGTTGATGACTTATTAATGATCTTTTGACCAATACCTATAATGCTAGGTATATCATTTAACGTAGCTGTGCGAATCATCGTAATTCCTTAAGGTGTTATGTAGCCGCTAGGGTTGGAATATGGGTTGTACGGACTATAAGGATCATGTAAATCTGTTGTGGTCTGTCCTGCTCCTTCAGGTGAAACACCTTCGTTTAATACAGGGTCGGTTGATACTTGATTGCTACTCCAATCAATATAAGATTCATTGCCAGGTGTTATGCTGTAAATAATTTGCATTTGTTGGCGTTGCGTTGAATACATTTCTTGCAGTTTCTGAACGCCTGCCAGTTGTTGGGATGACGTCATGTTAGGGTTGCTGTAAACTGCGGCTACCTGCTCAAGATAAGCATTGTAAGCCTCTGCTGTGGCGTTTTTGTATTCAAGCGCTACTTGCCCGTCAAGATTTCGTGTAAAAACATCATCATCATGTTCCCATGTTATTTGCGTTTTCTCTAAATCTTGTAAATAAGTTTTATCCATTTTAGACATATCAAACGAATTCATTAATTCATCACGCTTAGTTTGAATTTCGGCTTGTCTGTCAGTTAAACTTAAATTTTGTTCGTGTTGTAAATTTTGTAAGTTGGTTTGCTGTGCTCTGTCTGCATTGCTTTGCATGTTAGAGAAACTAAGTTGATCGTTTTGCAAGTCAGTTGTTAATTTTCCTTGCTTATCAAACATTGATGCTTCATGTTCTCGGCTTAGGTTATTTTGATCTGCGGTAAATGATTGATTCCATCCTGTTTGATCCGCTGTGGCGTAAGTTCCTGCGTCTTGCTGTGCAATCGGTAGTGCTTTATCTATCATTGATGATAAAGCTACTTCACTACCAAGCGAGCTTGACTGTAACCCTCTTGAAGCATTATAACCTTGCGCTTGAGCAATGGCTTTACGCATCATTGCACTATTTGGGTCAAGCAAACCTGTTATTTGGTTTTGTACTAATGATTCACTACGTGGGTCGTAATTGTAATCAACATTACCTTGTACACCAGTATAACCATCTCTTTGGTATTCATTAGCTGCATAAGATGTTTGCGGCGTACCAGCATTAACAGGTTGGTTAGGTTGATTGTTTTGCCCTGTAGTTTTTTGCGCCTCGCGTTCTTCCATAGTAATAACATCGTTAGCTTTGCTAGGATTATTATTCCATCTTCCTTGCCCTGCAGGAGTGTGATCTTCCTGTGTATTAACATGCGACAATAACCCTGTGTTATTCGCATTGGGGTTGTAGTCGGGTGATTGACTAACAGGTGTAACCGTTTTATTGACAGCCTTTTTTTTGGGCGCAAAAGTTTGTCCTATCTGTTGGTTAACAGAAGGTTGAGTTATTGTTTGCATGTGATTTTACCTTGAAGTGAAGAAATATACGCAAGATAAGCAGTATGGGTAAATAATAAGCTAAAGTGGTCGATAAACCAAGTGCTAATACTGTTTATAAATCCAGTTAGCTGAGCGGTAACTTTGTATTACTATATCATTACCACTAGGCCTTGATTCTTGCAATGCAGACGTATTGTTATTTATTGGATAAAAATATTCAGAATTATCAATATTAGTATTAATGTCGCTCATGATACCCGTAAAATTATCAATCCAATTTTTATTAGATGCTTGCATATTGAATGCTGCAAATTTAGCGTGATAGACAATATCGGCTTCATTGTTAATGCCGCGCACTATCGTATCACTAAACACTTGTACATCATCTTTTAAAACTGAAATACTACTGCCTTCAATGATTACAGACCATCTATCGTCTTCAAAATCAAAAGGCATAGGAAACATATTTACCGTACCATTAATCACTAGCACCAATTGTAATTTTTTAGCTAAGTTGTACATGAAAGACAAGCTAAAACGTTTTGCTGTACTTAATTGTTCTTGCCTGATCACACCATTATTGTTGCTATTATAAGTTGCGGTAATAGGGTAAGGAATTGATTGTTCACCCTCACAATAAATAGGGAATGCTAAACCACTTCGCTTAATACCTGTGGATTCTAATAAATCAAAATCAAAACGAATGTCGTTTATTTCAGGATCGGTGATAAGCGGTGTTTCTAAGTAAAAACAAATAACAGTTGATGCCAATCGATAGTAATAGCGGTAATTTATTTCTATTGGATCAGGCGGTATAAATTCTGGCGGCTCGAAACCATCCCACGGTAATTGCAAATAAGACACTTGAAACCTGTTATCTATTCTCGCGCCAACATGCTCAAGCGTTACACCTTCTGCAACAATATCAACACCATTAACAGGCGTGCTATATTCTATAGTGAATCTATCTCGTTGAGTACGCATAAATATTTTATCGTCACGAACGTAGAATAAAAGCGCGTCAGAATATGATGCGCTCGTATCTTCTGGCACATCAAAACCAGCTTTTGGCTCTATTCCTGTAGCAACTAAACTAATTTCATTAGCACCAATTACAGGGTTATACCAAAATAATTTTAAGCTATCTTCACCAACACGATAAAAAACCAATGGCCTACCAAGCTGATCAAAGGTTAATGAAATTTGTTCAACTACTATCGGCTCTAAAAACAACGCGGTTATTGTACCCCATTCACCATTTACTGAGCCTTGTATGTAAACCGTACCTGAGTCATAAGAAACAAGCCAGTAACGATTATCAAGACGGCTTTTAGAGTCATTTAAGTTAACAGGGCCTATTGAAACACTTTGCATTAAGTCTTTATCTACAGGTGGTAATAACTCGTTAGGCTTAATGTAGGGCGCTAGCGTTTCTATTGTTGACCAATCAGGTATTGCCATTATGGTTCCTGAGTAAGGGTAAGGGTAAGACTTAATGTATCTATGTTAGTCTTTGTTATGGAGTATTCTAAATCAATTAGCACTAGCGCATTGGCTGGCCCTGCTGCTCCGTGACAAAGAATTATTTGATCAAACGTTCCTGTAAGCTCACTTAAATCAGAAATAAAGCCAGCAGCGTATTTTTTTACATTGCCACTACTATCTGTTGAATCAGTTGTAGCAATACTATCAATAACAAAGCTACCGCTTAAGCTTGCGCTACTATCAATACTCCATCCACTACCTATACCAGCATTTGATATGCTCATTGGTTGCCCTAGCTTGGTGTTGTTCCACTTGCTAGGGTTAACAAAATAAATGTTAGCGGCAACCGTGGCGCCATTGTATTCGATGCTTGATATTATTGGTGTTCGTGAGAAGGTGTACTTCATAATGTATCTTGCTAGAATTGAATCTGTAACTTCAACCGTTATAGGTTCAGGCATTAGCGCCCTACTAACTAAAACACTATTACTCGTTAATCCTATGTCGTAAAAAGTAAAGTCGTGACCTAAACCAAAATTAAAGTCTTGCTGTTGAGTAATAATAAATTCATCTTCGTCAACAATGAATGATGTACCACCTGTTAACCCTATTTTGCTATCAGAATCGGCCAAGTTTGGTTTAATTACATCTTCATAAAGCACGCTATCGTCGTTGTCACCAATACTTAAAAATATATTACCGCTAAAATCTGTATTATAAAAGCCAGTTAATAGCATGTTAGCAGAGTTAACCCACCTATCACCGATATTTACTTGGTAGAAGCCTTTTGTTTTTATCATTACGAACCTCTGATTGCACCCAAGATTAAACTATCGATAGTAAAAACATCGTCTGCGCCCTTTACTAGCGGTGGATCGAAGGTTAAAACACAAGAAAGACAGTTTAAATCTTGCCTGTAAAACGCAACACCATCCCAAGTTCCCGTGCAATTCCCTGCTGGGAAGGACTCGCTTGTCATAGATACCCCAGAAGAAGTTCCGTTAGCATATCCATCATCAGGGTTAGGGGTATCATAATAATTTACTTTTAATGGCGTAATCTGGCTATCTATGTCAGAAAAATCACTTATAACACCAGTAAATGGATTCATGTATTTGCAAAAAGACATGGGGTTTCTAGAGAGCTTTGACAAAAGTAATGAGGGGTTTGCTGTATCCCACAATCCAAAATTAACATTGTTAACATCATAATCAGCCCAATGAAGATCAACTGTGGTACTAACCCCACCAATAGTGACGCTTTTGCTTGTTATTAATGATGTAGTTAAATCAATAGTAAATCCGTATATATATTCAACAGTCAGTATATCGCCTACCCCTAAAGAAATCGTAGTAGGATCACCAAATTCATCTTTAATTAATGCTCTAGTAAACAATTTGGATTCAAGTGACGAAAAACTAAGACCTAACTCACTTATATTGCCTGTTATTTGGCCTGCTGTTCCCTCGAATATTATGGTTGTCTCGCTAGTAAAGTCGGTCATATCTCTTGTTGAATTAACGTCAAATACATTTTTAGATAAATATCCAACCTTAGCAGAAAGAGATGTATCGGTTACGTTAGGCGTTGTAGCCCCAGTACCAAAAAGACAATATATATAATTATTGCTTCGAGAGAATTCAGACAATGAAAACGCTTGGTTTAATATTAAGTTCTCTTGCTCTGGCAGTTCTCTTACTTCGCCCGTTTCGGTATTTGTGACTTTAATCGAAAATCGACCATGATGTTTAACTGTCATTATATGTCCTATGAAATTGTTATACTTAAAGAGAAATCAGCGCTTGCGGTGTAGTTGTCATCATTAATCTCTAAATCTATTCGTTGTACTGTGTAGCGAGACAGCGTTAGTGAGAAATCAGCGCTTGCGGTGTAGTTGTCGTTAACAAAAACTTCTTTTTCATTATTAATAATGATTGTCATACTTAAAGAGAAATCAGCACTTGCTGTGTAGCTGTCGTTCTCTTCATAGGTAAACAGTCGGCTTTCCAATACTGCGACCAAGCTTGCGCCAAAGTTCGATGTATCAACCGTTGCTTGCGCTGGTGTGTATATTCCAGCCGTAGAAATCGTACTATTTTCTGTAACACTAAAGGGATATAAATCACTAACTAAGCCTTTCCTGACAAGGTAATCAGGTTTTCGCCTTGTGTGCATTCCGCATTGTAAAGCGGTCATTACTGATAACATTGGCATACGCTAAACAATCAACTCAGTAGGTCTAACATCGCCACCCATTACCCAAGTGTATTGATCAACCGCAATCAGTGTAACTGTGCTGTTTTTACCATAGGCCATTAAATGCCCTGGACTTTTAATAGTTACACCAGGAGCCGCCACAAACACAAGAGACGTTTCGCTATCTTGCGTAAAAATGATGGTTGCTGCTTTTGCCTCTGCGCTAACACCCTCAATCATTTCTGTAGCTTGACCAACAGTAACTTGTATTTGCCCTTCACCTAAAGTTGTGTAATTCATCATAAACCAATCGCCATGATTTTCACCGCCCACCAGTAACGTTTCATCGCTTACGGGTTTAATGGTGAAGTCTTTACCGATTGACGCTAAGAATGATGCTTGATCAATTAAAGCAACATCGCCATTTTCATCAATGGCCATAAGTGTGCTAGTGTAAGTTCCTTCTGCCATATTAACGCTACCCGTAAAGTTATTAGGTAAGCGAGGGACAAAGTTATTTAACTCATTGGCTACATAAGTAAAGCTTGCGCTAATGCCATTTAACTTAGGGTTCATTTCTTCCGCTAAAATTGGCGTATAAGCAATGAATGGCTCGGTGAAACTCCAAGGGGTCCAACTCATGTATTATCTCCTGCGACCGCGAGGGCTAGCATGCAACATTAAAAGGCTTAATTCGTGCGGTGGGTAATAATTTGACTCTGTTCTCATGTAAACCGATATGCTTCTGCTTACACCGTCAATATATAGATCGCTCCATGACGTACTAGCACCCCCCCAAATAGCATCATTCCATGTGCTTAAATCCCACTTTGCGCCACTACCTATCATGGTATCGCTTAAAGGTATGTTTGGGTCAGCATAGTCGTAATAACACTTGTATTGTGCTTCTAGTGTTGACACGCTTTGTGCTTCTAGCACTAATTTTCGCCACCGTTTTTTGTATTCTGGTGCGCCAGTATTGATAAATCCAGTTTGAAAAGAGCTAACATACGAGTAGCAATCAAAACTGTTGCCGCTTTCCATTTGATAAACATAGCCATCTTCACCACCGATAAAATAAGACTCTTTACCTTCGGTGTTTTCGCCAGACCACGCGCAATTAGGGGTAAAGGTTAAGTTAAGCTGCGTAAATCCAAGCACTTCACTTCCGTATTGCGTTAATGTGAGTGCGGTATTGTCACTAAAAAATAATCGGTATTGATTTTTTTCTCTTAAAACCATACTACAACGAACATTAAGAAGTCGTTGAGTAAGTAACGTTTGTACTTTTTGGCTAATGGTTGCACCTTCAAAATCACCGAATTGTTGCACTCTGTCTAATCGTGTTAATCCACGATCATCTAAATACATAGTGCTACCCATTGACTGAATAGTTTTTTCTAATGCGCCTGAACGTAACGCAAGGGCTTTTAGTTGAAAATCTAACGAACTTGAACCATATAGCATAAATGTTCTATTGCGCGTAAATATCGCTACTGTAGAGTCGGCTTGAACTTCCATGCCTGTAATTTCATGACCAACGGCAATTTCGCCACCGCCATCAACAGAACTGAATTTTGTAGGATCACCAACCGCGCTATATAAAAAACTACCGCCTCTAAACGACAATAGTAAAATTTGACTGGGTAATATTTCTAAATGCGTGGGCGCATCTGGTGTTACATCGGTTGTTATTTGCGTAAAGGTTGTACCGTCAAATCTAAATGCAGGGTTTTTACCATCAACACCTATGACCTCGCGCGTTCCAACCGAACCTGTAAAGTTTGCTTCGCGTACTTCGTAATAACCGTTTGGTTCAAGTTCTGGTGTTGTTACCTCAACCCAGCCGCCAAACGTGGCTTTGTACATTTTGGCTTCGCTTTCATCTTCAATGTTTCTAAAAGCGTATATCTCGCCATCAAAACCAAAAACACCAAGCACTGAGCCTGCCCCTGGAACTTGCTCTATCGCATTACGCCTAACTAGTTGCTCAGCTAAAATAGCATCGATCAGTTCATTAGTCGTATCAAAAGGAAATCCAGGTAATTCAGAGGCTACAACCTCGCTTGGCGGTAGTTCGCCACTAAAACGTTCATATCCTTTAACGCGCTTATAACGTCCGATGGTTGTTATCTCGTAGTTTTTCAACTCCATACACTCACCTTCGGCAAGCATTTGGTCGGACGATGTTATATTTAACCCACCCGTTAACGCTATGTTCGATACTTTAGTATTACTAGCCATTATCGAATGCCACCTGCCATTTTAATGCGAGGAAGGTAATTAGCGGCCAATTCACTTAATACCATTTCATATCGTGATTCACTGACTTGATATAAATTTTGATCTTCTTCATGGCTTGAGTAATACATCAGCGCTTTATGCAAAATAATGTCGTGGTAGCTTTCAGGGATTAACGACACATCAGCATCATTCACCATCAACTGAGGCTTTAAGCTGTATTCTGCGGTAGCTGTATAGTCAGCATTAGGTATCGGGTATAGCATAATTAAACCATTGGGTTTTATTGTGTATGCTGTTGGCTGTCCTTTTTCCGTTGCTAAGTGGTATTTCTCGCGCTTGAATTCATCCCACGTGTAACAACATAACTCGTTGCCTGCAATATCAACTGACAATAACTCACGTAAGTTAAGTAGCAATAACGTTGTAGCATCGTATTCGTTAATATCTTCAGTAAATGTTATTGATTGCATGCGCCACATAAACAACCAATCTAGCTGTAAACGCTGAATATCAATATCTGCTTGCCTAACCCACTCAACTACTTTTTGTAAAATAGCTTTTTGGTTAAGTACTGAAACGGGACCATCACCCGAAATGCCCGACTCTTGTCGGGCACGCTGGCATAACTCTAAAAAAGTCATAATGCGCTACTAAAAGATTTCTTTTACAACGTTAAATTTATAACGTTGCTCGTTTACTTCTTTTAACTCACGCTTACCTTTAACTTTGCGGTATTTCTTTTGCACTGCATTTTTTAGAATGTCATAAACACCGTAAGGTACTTTTACGCCTTCTTCTACATCATAAGCGATTTGATAATTACGCCCATTAAAACCAACAATACAGTGTGTGTCTTCTTCTGCATCTTCATCAGCATTGTTGTTTGGCGGTGTATGAATGCGTAACATAACGAATTTTGGGCGACCTTTCGGCTTAACTTCTTCGTTATCATTTGGTTGAGTTGCTTCATGCTCTTTTTTTTCTGTGTTTTCGCTAACAATACCTAATGACGATTCAAGTTTTTTAACTTCGGCAATCAATTCGTCACGACTTAAACTGTCACTTAATTCTGCGCCAAGGCTTGTTGCTGCGTATGCTATTAATTCAGCTTTAGTTGTTTTAGCTGTAATTTTCATTTGTTATTCTCCAAAAATAATAATAAAAAAGCCCACGGATTAGGTGGGCTTTTTGCTTACTGAGTTAATTTTCTAGATTAAGACGGGTTTTCTAACGCGGTACACTCGATACGAACCATCCATAAATCATTTAAGATTTTAGCTACGTAGTAAGTTTTCCACGCTACTGAGCCTGTTTGACCAAGTTCATCACCTTTTTCTGGTTTACCAGGGTTGCGCACCATTGGCTTGATTGCGCCACCAGCATCTTTATTGCCTTTTAATGCAATGTGACCAAATGCGTGTTGACCCATAATGATGACAGGGTAAACGTCAGCATCAGTGCCAGTGGTTGAAATTGCTTCTGTAGCGCCAGAGCCTTTCACATCACCAGCATCCGCCCACGCATTGAATAGCGGCGAAGACACAAAGCGTACATCTTCAATACTACCAACTTCTTCTGCGCATAACGGTTTACGAGAACCATATTCAGCAACAGGAGTAAAGCCAGTGATTTTGCGTAAGCTCGCCACCATATCTGTGTGACAAATACCGACAAAAGCCGCTTCAATTGGTGATGTTCCAATCATAGGTGAGGCAGATAAGATACTGGTTATTCGTTTAGCTTTGTTCGACATTAATGTGCGTACAGCTTTACGAATAGAACCAAGAGAAAGGGTTGTATTAACATCGCCACGGGCTGAGCCGTTAGCGTAAATAACGTTAGTACCACCAATCAATTCACCGTAACAAACGGTTTCAATGGTTTCTGCTGCTTGCTCACCAGCCATCATTGCCATATCAGAACCAACAGGATCCTCATGCAAATCAGCTACAACATCGGTTAGCTCCATCCAATCGCCGTATTGTTGCAATGTTGCGGTAATACGGTCGTAGCGAAAGTTGCTACCTGCAGGGCGAACACCTTCGGTTAATGGGGTTGTTGCTAAAGGCAACGCTTGTGGACGGCGAAATTTAATAACTTTCGACGCATTTTTCGGCATAGGCTTGTGATCGCCTAATTTGTTTAAAACTAAAATTGGCTCAGCGTGCTCAAGCATTTTCATTTCTGCGTAAACGCCTGCTTCGACGCCTAAATCACCATAATTGTTAGACATGGTAGTCTCCTATTTTTTCTTTGATGCTAAGTGTGTAAATAACTGGACTGGATCAATGTTGTTCGGATCGGTTTGAATTTTTTGGCCACTTCCTTTTTTGGGAATGACCGCATGATCTGAAAGGTTTGATCGCGTAGTACGGGCAGGATTGCTCGAACTACCTTTGTAAAGATTCAACAAAACAATGTTGTCAGCCGCATACGTGCTTTGAGCCATCGCTTTAACCGTTTCAGGTTGTGATGTAATCCACTGTTGGAATCTAGAGTCATTAGCCACTTGCTGATAATCAGGGTGAACTTTTTTGAGTCTTTCCAATTCGTTTGTTACATGCTGCTGCTGCTGCGCATTCTGCTGCTGTTGGCGCATTTCTTCATAAGGATTTAGCTTTTCGGCAAACTGATTTAGCTTGTCGTCAAACTGCTTTGATAGCTGCGCCTGACCTTGTTCTAGTTGTTTCTTTAAATAACCAGCAACTTCGGGCCACTCTTGTTCAACTTCTTCGAAGCTCATACCTTCTAAGTCGTCAGCAGTAGGGCCATTACTGGTCGGCTTACCTTGCGATTGCTCTGACTGTTCAACTTGCTTTTGGAATTCAGCCACTTTTTGATTAAGCGCCTGTACTCGTCCAGCATTAGCTTTATGGTCGTTTTGCAATTTGCTGTGGTTTGCCTGTAACGTTAAAAATTCATTACGTAGTGATTCATCTACTTGCGCCCAAGGGTCGTCAGCTTGGCCTTGCTCAACGTTCACTTGTTCGCTTTCTTCTGTATCAGTGTCGTTTTTATCTTCTTCGCTACTGTCCAGCGTATCTTCGTCACTTGCTTGCTCGGAGTCGTCAGAGTCTTGGCTTGCTAGTTGTGTGAATAACGCTGCCGCATCTTGTTCGTTGTCGCTTTCGCTATTACTTTCAAGACGTGGATTTTCATTTTGCTCTTTCATGGATTTTCCTTGTGAGTGCTTCTTGCAGTCATAAAAAAACCCACGACAAAGCGTGGGTTTGGTTGTGATAGATAGCGGTTGCTAAGTATCGTTATTTTTAATTTGAGACGGATAACACTCAATGATGTCATCTATCTGTTGAATTCTGCCGCGTAATGTATCTGTTTGGCGCTGTTCTAATGGCTGAACAAGCTGCTCTAACAAATCAGCACGGTCTTTTTTTAGCTGTTTAATAACGCGTTTCCATGCGTTTGAATTAAGTAAGCTCATTATTCAAGACCATAGTTAGCTGTTTCGCCTGACTGCTGCTTAACTTTCAATTCAGCAATAAACTTAGCCCAATCCTGTTCATTATTGGCTTGTACTTTTTTAAGTTCAGTGAGTAATTTTTCACTATTAATCTTGTCGTTTTGCGCAAGCTTCATCATTTCGACGCGCTCTTTGCTTTGATGTCCTTGCATTTCTGCTGCTAACTGCTGTTGTTTCAGTTGCATATTTGATTGCTGCTCTTGCGCTTCAATTTGAGTGCGTTTATCAAACATTTGCGCTTCAAAATTTTGCTTAGCTTTAAGTTGCTCCATGCGTGATTGTTCGATTAGTAGCTGTGGATCTTGCGGTTGTTGCTCTTGCTGTTCTTGTTGTTGTTTTTGGTATGCTTCTAGCTCATCGTCAGTTGGCACGATAGTGTTTGGCAAACCTTGCGTTTTAACCCACTCACGAAGAATATCAACCGCTTTAAGTTGTAACACTGGTGCAAACACTGGGCTACTTCCTGCGACACTCATAAAGTTTGTTAATGCTTGGGCTTGTGTTTCTTTAACGAGTAACGCACTAGTACCGCGTGCGTCTACCTGATAGTCACCTTTGATTTCTGTATCTTTGTTATGGCTCATGTTCCAGTGATAAAAATCACTAATTAACGGACTCGTGATGTTGTCATCCCAGTCTTTTACTTGTCTTCTGCGCACTGTGTTAGCCGCATTCATTAGCATTGACATGCCGCCAAGGGTTTGCGTTGACTGCCCTTGCTCACCTTGTTGTAGCATTGGCACGCCTGACACTTCATCAAACAATGTTCGTGCTAATTGATACGTGCCTTGTAGCTCGTTTAAATGACTGTTAAATTCAGTTGTTGTAAAAACTTTACGAATATCATCGACACCGCCAGTCATATTCCATTGTTTAAATGGTGTTATTTCCCAATTACCGTCAGCAGGAGATATGTATTTTTTATTTAAGCCAATTTGTGGCCCTGCTGTAATACCGCCATTATCTAGCATCATGCGCCAAAGCGTATTTAAAATACTTTGCTCGTCACGAACCATACGAGGAATGCCGTAGCCAAATATACTTGAATCGTCTGGCTCCCAGTTAAACACTCGATACGGCATGTAGTTTTCGTATGTCATTAGGTGAACACGCGCACCCATGACAATGCCACCGCAATAGAATACGGTAGCCAATGTTTCTTCGCCGCTAACTTCTTCTAAATAAGCTGTTCTTTCGTCTTCATCTTCAGGAACGTCTAACGCACCAACATCAAGTAAAACTTCGTTATCAATAGGCCCGTTGTATTCCCATGTTTCAAAACGACTGTCATTGATAGTATCGCTTAACCCTGCGAGCTTTCTAACATCATCTTGATAACTAGTTGTATGCTGTGTTTGATTCGCGGTCATTTGAAGCACGCGAGCCACTTGCTCTTTTTTAAAACCTTTGCGTTTTGGTAAATCTGCTATTTGCTGCTTGCTCATGTATCTACGTTCATACGTAAACTCTGCTTCGCTAATATCACTAGCGGATAAATCAGGGAAAAAATCCCAAGGTCGAACAACTTCAACACCTGGCGTAAACGATTCTTTTAGTTGAAGCTCAAACGTGCCGTTTTGCTCAAGATAAACCTTGTCGATTTTCCCCATGACAACAGGGCCTTTTAAAATCCCTGTACCAACCACGCACGCATCATGAATAGTTTGCCTAGCTCTAGCGTTGTACTTGCTTTCTACGAGCTGATCTTCAATGGTTTCTTCCATTCTTTCACAGCGTTCTTTAATCATTTCTAATTCACGCGATGCCAAATCACCTTGCGTTACAATACTTTTTTCTTTATCTTGATACTGTTGGCCGTCAATTTCTGCTAGAGTGTCATCTTCTGCTTTAGCTGCAAGCTCAGGCATTGGCGTTGGCGCTATACCGTAGTTTTTATCATCATTAGGAAATAACAAATCAACTAATTGTGATTCGCCAGCGTTTGTTTTAGCGCGCGTTAATTTAATGAAAGGATGCGAGCGTTTAGCCTCTTTCAACTCTTTTACTATTTTGTCGTCATATTTACCGTGGTAGTTTTTTAAATCTTCAACCATGCGGCTATCAATAACAGTTCTATCGTTGATCACTTGCGTTAATTTACGCTCAAGCTCCATCGCAAGCATGTCGATTTTGCTATCTTCATCGTAATCATGCTCGTATTTGTTTGATTCTGGTTTCATTAATATCCGCTCGTTTGATCTGCTATGACTGATTGATTGCTGTCGCTATTTGCTAAATGTTGATCTAGCCACTCGTAGTTAATTTCACCCTGCGCGCCCTGCGCCAAGTATTGAAGCGCATCGTGAGGATGAGAAAATTTGTTTTTGTCTGCTGCTTCGGCATACTTTTCGCCCGAAACGTTTAACCGCCTGAACTGATAGCCACCGTTAAAGCCTTTTCTTAGCACTGCACAGCAATTACTAAGCTCAAACGCTTGTACGCCGTCAATGGTATTCATCAAGAAATCATTCACCGATTCCCAACGTCTAAGAGGAATGTTTGTCGCCGTTGGGTAAGTGGTTAAGTTGTACTCATCGTTCATAATCCCAATAGGACTATTCTCATCATTTCCTGACTTGGCAATACCGCTTGGATCGCCATACGCCTCCATGTCTTTAATATCAAACATATGGAAATCTTTTTTCAAACAAGGCAAAACTGACTTATCCATGAATGAGCGAATACCCATACTTGTAGCAATCAATTCTCGTAATACACGCAATTTACCGTTTGGCATTAACTGACCGACAATACAAGCAGGAGTACGACCGAAATCGAACCCTAACAAGAGTTTGTTAACTATTGGAATCGGTAATAAACGATGCGCAGAAACGTGCAACGCATCATTCCAAACACCCTGATAAATTGGTTTGCCCGTTGAAACGCTGCCGTATTCGTTGGCTAAGTTAACCCTGATCCAATCGTCTTTTTTACCCTGAATCATTTTTATGTAATAACCATCAGGCAGGTTATTAATGTTTTCAGCGTTAAGGTTAGGTTTCCATTTTGTTGTTCGTGTTGCTGGATTATCACCAACAACTTCACCAATAACACCACCTGGTTGTTTTAAAAACTTCCAATCATCAGGCGTTTTTGTTTCAGCTAACTCGTAATACCAATGGTCAGTGTCAGGCGCGTTTGTATCGCCTATAATGCCTTGCCACGTGGGATTTACATCTTTAGGATAACGACCATGGCGGCCATCACACATATCAACAATTGATTTGTCTAGCTCTTTAACTTCGTTTAGCCAGAATCCTGTTGCCTGTAAACCGCGAAGTTTTCTAACTGAATCCGGTCTGTCAAGCGCGAGAAAAACAACTTCAGCAATCACTCTCGTACCATCGTCTAAATCAAAATCTAAATGATGTGTAGGTGGAAAGTCTTTGTTGAATTTGCCTAAATTGGTATGCTCGTTGTGATATAAATCAGACCAATCTTTTATCGTTGTGCCTGTCAAATCAGGATAAGTATTTCTAACCGCTATCCAACGGCTTTTACGTGTTCCGTGTGCGTCTGGCTCTTGCTCGCATATTTGATCAAACACTCGCATACAAGAAACAGTTGTTTTACCAGAGCCAAGAGGCCCCATAATTAACGTAACTCTATCTCGACTTGTATAATACTCGTCTAGTACATCGCCCTGCGGTGCATATAAAAACTCATACGTTGTTTGTTCTGACACATTATTTCAGCCTTTTTTTGCGGCCAGTCATATCTTTAACGATAACTTTAGGTCGTTTATCGTCTATGATTAGTTTACGAGTGAACATTTGTAGGTTTTGACCGAGTAACTTAAGCGCATCTATTTTGTCGCAAAGCTTGTATTCAATAACTGTAGACACATCGCCTTCTTCGTCACTTTCAGTGCGAACTTTCATACCTGCGATATTGCTCGATATATCAGCATCTAACTTTTGAATTGGAATAGGACGACCGTCATTATCAAAGAAATCTTGAGCATTCATAAAGCCAACTTTTGCTAGCTCTTGAATAATTCTGTCTGCTGTTACTTGGTGCGGCTCTGCAATGTCTTCCATCATTTCAATAATGCGCTCTTTGCATTTGGCATAAACGCGCTGTGATTGTTGTTGCGCTGATTTTTTAGAGAATCCAGCATTAATCGCACACTGAGTTTTATTTTTTTCAACTAAATATTCGTAACAAAAAATGCGATCTCTATCTGAAAAGCCCGTCCAGTCGTATTTTTTAAATTTCATCTATGTCACATTTGTTTTTCAATGATGCCATGCGTGCTGCGTGAAATTCCGCATCTTCTTTGCGCTTTGCTTTGTCGCTTTTGATTTTTTGCGCATGACTGTACCAATTCACAATGAATGTACCTGCTGCAAACGCAATACCCAACATGAGCGCTATATTGTTGAGTGACATCAAACCGCCTGCCGCTGTACCAATGCTCGCTGTGTAACTTGCTATCGCTGTTTGTTTATCCATCATTTTGTTGTTCCAGTGTTTTTAAAATTTCGCGCATAAAAAATGCGCCGAAGCGCATTGTTATATTTCTGTTTGTTTAGGCATAAAATTAGGATGGTTCTCATATAAATACCACCCTTGTGCTTTACTGATTACTATTAGTTTACCTGTAGGTATGTCAGCTCTCATATAGTCAATTAAGCCTGTTAGTAACGATGGTGATAGACCTCCGTTAGCTTTTATTCGCTCAATGACTGCTAAATCGGCTTCGGTAAACTCCGCTCTGTTAGCTAAACCAGTGAGTATTTCTGTTAGTGTTACGTCACATTCTTGTTCAGTAAAGCCAAGTTTATATAGTTCAATTGTTTCACCTTCAAAGTTTTTAGGTGGTGTAACTGCCAACACTAATGTTTGTTCATCATATAAAGCAGCTTTAGGTTGTTTAGCTAATAACGGCTCTGCAAAGTCTTTGTGCATTATGTAATACAGTTTCATAACTTAACCCCTATGATTGTTCAGCTATTTGTATCACAGCAGGTAACTCTTGTGGCAATGGTGATATGTTACCCCACTGATTACCTGATTTTTCGAATAGTTCAATATCTTCGTCAGCTACGTTTATGCGAGTTAATGAGTTATTATTCTCTAAACTATTTTCAGTAGTAACACCTTTTCCACTATCAAGTGCAAACGTAGTAGTTACATCTTCTGCGCCTGATTTGTCTGTGATTTTTAAGTTAGATAGGATGCTGTCTAAGTAGTTAGTGGTGCCAGCCCTTGCGCCACTATATGCTATATTCTGATTTCCATTGAGCGCCCATGTACCGCTAGACATAACAACACCGTCAACTAATAACTCTACCGTTGTGCCTGTATATCTAATACCAGCCGTTCTTAATTTACCATCTAAATAAGGTAATGATGATGTTGATGTGATGGGTTGTAACGTAGTACCAACGTAAGCAAATGCCCGAATAGTGTTCGAGCTTGTAAAATCAAGTATGATAGTATCTTCAGTGACTATCGTTCCTGAAATTAAATTCATACTTGCAGCTACTGATGTGCTACTAAACCAAACCTCAATCTCAAAATCACCCGTTAACGTGATAGGTGTTTCTAGCTCATAATAAGCATTAGCAACCGGGTCAAGTTGAGTGAAGTAGCGTTGGATTGCTGGTGGTTCGGGATCAACCGCATCAGAATTAATACTATTAACACCCGTGCCAATGATGTAATCATCGTTAGTGAAAACAACAAAACTCATGGCGCTACTGACACATTAACTAAACCAACATGACCAGGTGATGTAACCCAACATTTAGCATCGCCCGTTGTGTTAACAGCCTCTTTTTTGGCAGGTACTTGCTTGTAACCGTTTGATGGAGTTGGTGAAGATGGTCCACTGTACAACTGAACGTCATACTCGCCTAAATTTTTAATTAACAGTTTAGTTCCCGATGTAATGCCAGCACCGGTTACAGTTGCATGCGCATACAAATCAATGGGTGTATTTGGCGTTAACTCGATGTTATTCAATGTTGTACTCATAATTTACTCTACTATTAAAAATTTTAGAATTATTCTGCATTATCGCTAATCCATTGTTGCACGCGCTGAATGTTTAGATTGCACTCATCGATTGTTGACTCTAACGAACGAGCGTAAGACAACAAACCATCATTACGAGAAATGCTACTGTGCTGTATTTGGCACTGTTGAATTAGTTCTTTCGGTGGTATTACGTATTTGAGTTTCGTTTGAACGACTGTTCTTGTGACAATCTTTGGCTCTAGCATACTTGAGCAAGCTGATAGCACTAAAAGGCACACAATCATTAGCCCAATCTTTAACGGTTTCATTCGTTGATTGCCTCAATAGTTTTATTTGTTGTTGTGAATTGGAATGCTGCGCGTTTAACGTGATAAGTTCAGCGTTATACTGCTCATTGATTTTTGCTAAAGATGCGCGTTCTTTTAGTAATTTTTCGTTGCTTTTTTCAGATAAATTTAAACTGTTCGTTAAGTATTCTTTTTGAATTTCGCTGTTTTCTAGCTTTAACGCTTGGTTTTTTATGGTGTTACGCGCTTCTGTGTAATTTCTGTTAGTGTTGTATGCAACGTAGCTCACAAAAATCACACACGCTAACAGTACAGCGATGATTATTCGTTCAATGCTAGAAAATATACTTAACACTGTTTACGTTCGCTAATGATTTTAAACAAATGTCACGTTCTTTTTCTCGTCGATTAACTAAACCTTGGAGCTTTACACCTTTAGCATAAACCCACCGAGATAATTCATTACAAGCTTCAACTCGCTTGTTTTGATTTAGATAGCGTAATAATGTACTGCGAGTAAATGCGCCATGGCCAATGTTGTAATGAAACGACAAATACGCTGAATGCTCACCTGGTGATAAATCAACATTAATAACACTGTTCATTTGTGTGTTATGTTCGCCTAAATCTTTAGCTAGCAAACTAACGCATTCATTTTCAGTGTAGCTTTTGCCAACAACTGCTGTTTTTGTATGACCGTAACAAGTTGTTGCTATTCCTGCAGGATCAATATAACCCGTGAATTCTTCACCTTCATGCTGTGCGATGTTAAACCCAACAAACGCAACTACAGTAGATAAACCTGCTGCAATTAGTTTGTTTAAGTTTAGTTTCATTATTCGATGATCATCCAATCATTAGCATCGATATCACTTTGAGAAGCTAGCCAACCAGGTAACATTGCTCTACGACCTGAAGAGTTAACAGTATACATATCAAAGTGTGGAAGTATTTCACATTCATCAACACCATGTTTTTTATATACGCTACCATCAAACATTGAATGGGTTTCGCCATTACTGCCAGGATTATAAATAACCCACATACCCTTTCCATTCCAACCAGAACGGGCAATCTTATAGCCACGCTTGGCGGATTCGATTGCCATGCCGAATGACATTTCACCAGAGACTTTATACGCGTTATGGAATACTTCTTCTGGTGACCACGAAATATAACCTTTATGGTTTGGATGGTTTGAATCACCACCATCAACATATTCAACAAGGTAACCACTATCATTTCCGTCTTCGTCTTCTGGCAATTCCCAACCGCGATATTCGTTATATTCAAGTCGGGTCATAGCTAAAGCCAAAACCAGTTTAGTGCCAATATGTAAATTACCTTTCATTTGTCTCACCTAAATTTTAGCCAAAAAAAAGCCCAACTGGTTAAAGTCGGGCTGTAAACGTAGTTTTCCTAGAGTAGATAAATACTATCAAAAAGTGGTCGATTGTCAAGGGATGGTTTTATTCTGTAGAAAAAAGTTGAAACAACACGTGAAAACACGCATAAATTCCACATCCAAAAAAAATGTTTTAATTTATTCAAGTCGCGCGTATTGGCGACAAGGGCAAATTTAATCAGCAACAAGGCTGTCTCGCTTGGCGGCCTCTTCTAACATTTTCACTTTGAATTCTAACCTACCTATATCACTATTTTTAGAATACAACTCTCCCTGGTATGTCATAATTGTTTCTTGTAGTAGTTCAATATAGTCTTCTACTGGTTTTTGCACTTCACCAAGTTCTAGTAATGCGTTTGCTTTTGTTTCTATGTCTGTTATTTCTTCTTGTGTTTTAGTTATAAAGCCATCCTTTACATCATCAACTATAACTAAGCTAGGACTAAGCCCTTTCGTTTTATCTAGTCTGGTTTGGTTTTTGTACTCTTCCAGGGCATCCCTTTTATAGTTCTCTAAAGTTGTTTTTACCGCAGCTTTCAGAGTTTCAGCTTGGCAACATATAAGTTTTTCTAAATCCATCCATGTGATTAATGATCCTGTGTATGTATCTTCTATTGATTTTTTATTCATAAGTCACCTAATTAATGAAATTTCTTGATCTTCAATTTTTCTTAAAATCTTTTTAGCATAGCTTGACGCATCACCTGCCGATTGATGTAGTTTATCTACTGCGCTCATATAAATATCGTACCACTTGCGCCTAAACGTATCACGACAAAAGCGTTTTTCTTCTGGTAGCAAGTTCACTATCATTTTATGTAAAGCACGATTACTTAATATAAAACTACCCACCCCATTGCATCTTGAGCATTGAACAACGCCCTCGCCTTGCTTGATATATTCACCAGTACCTTTGCACATGGGGCAAACATTACTATCGCAAACCTCCATAACCGCAACTTCTGCAATTGCGCTTGCAATATCACTATCGTATTTTTCATAGGTTAGCGCTGCGGTCAATGTTTTTGTTAATAAACGTCTAGCCATCGGGTCTAATGCTATTTGAGCATCAAGAACAGCATTACCGATAGGGTGTTTACTTTGCACCTTGCTTAAAATAGATAATACCTCGTCACTTGTTATCGCATTAACGCTGCGTTTTAACATATTAATATCGCAATTAATCGTTCTTGGTACTTGTCTGCTGTAAAGCAGTTGTATCGACATCATAAATAATCCTATCCAAATAGTGCAATTAATGCGGCATCGCGTTTATCTTCGTTACTTCTACCTTGCCAGCCAGTTATTTTATTAAAATATTCTGCGTCTGATTTGGCTTGTTTTTTTGTTGGGCCTGTTAGCGGTTTTATCTTGTTAACGATATAACCTTTACTTTCCAATACTTCACAAATTAAACGAGCGGTAGCTTTACACTTGCCAACGTCTTGACAGATTTTCTCGCGTATTGCGCGTTTATTTTTAGTTTTAGCGCCAAACAACGGTTTGATAGCTTCAGGATTTTCAATTTTGATAGTGAACCCGTCTTTACCGCTCGGAATATGATCAACCGCATTTATCAAGTCAACAAAAGATAATGATTCTAAATTAGTTATCTTGCCGTTTTGTATTACTGCCAAACCGCTTTTTACAATATCAGGATCAATGCCTATGATTATTTTCATACCTTCCCTTTACTTCTAAAATATTTAGCTACTTTATGTAAAAACGTATTTGCGCGCTTTCTGTTGTTGCCTTTGTTATCTCTGAATATTCGCTCGTACCTGTCTGCTATTTTTTGTTGATGCTCTCTTGGTATTACGTTCATTCTTGCTAATACAAAATTTTTATCCGTTCCATGCTTATAATTTGTGTAGTAATATAATGGGTAAATCATGCGACTTTTATTAACTCCATATAGCAAAGTATTTCTTGTGTTCGTTGGACGCCATGCCAACCGAATAATTCTGCTGTTTCAGCGTTCATAATTCTTGTACGTCTATCTAATTCATCGTGACAACTAGAGCAACAATACGTACCGTGAATATCACTTACCTTTGAACCCATGCCACCACCACTGCCAACATGAGCAAAAATCGTAGTTTCAGGGTTAAAGTTACAAATACCAGGCAACCTAACTTGGCATTCTTGGCCTCGAGCGGATTCTCTTATTTTCTTACTGCGAATTAACATTATACCGCCCTATATTTTGGTAACGTCTCACCGTATTTTTCCGTTAAATAACACGTATTACACTTAAATGTTTTTCTGTCTAAAATTACCCGTGGCGCACCTGGTAAAATAGGGTTTTTGCATTTATGGCATGTTTCGCTATGATGACTAACCACGGGTGTTTTCATTAAAAAAAACTCACTAATTTGTTGTAAACAAGTTCATCAGAACCGTGAAAAATGTTATCCATTGCGGCTTGTGTTAGTGCTACGTAACATTGCCTAAATTCATCTTCATCCATATTTTCATAAGCTAAGCTTTTTGCTTCGTAGCCAATCGTTTTTTTTCTTAAGTTATAAAACTCATTTCTATAACCAGCTAAAATAGTTAACTGTTTTCTAAACGCATTCTTTTGCGCTGTTTCATCCATGTACTGATAATTTATTTCAGCAGCCCAATGGTCAAAACAAAAATTAAAGAACCCAAAAACTTTTTTATGAAATTCATAGTTTCGTGTTTTAGTTAAATTTGTCTTTAAATGCGTTCCTGTTTTTATTGATGTTAAATATTCTGCTGTTTCATCGTCAGCTGGAATTAATATTCCCCCTGCTGTTTTTTCAAAGAAACACTTAGCCATCATTCACCCTCACAACAAAAACGCCCAAAACAAAAACAACCCCGTTACAGCAACAATAATCACAATATCTGCAATATTAATTTGAATATCATCACTGCGATTACAGTCATAAAAACGCTTTTTGTTTAGCTTGCATAAAAACGTGATTACATACACGACAAGCAATAAAACTAATGATGTTGTGATATACATGATTCCTCCTGATTGTTTATAGTGTGCGCAAACTCATTATTTCCGTGTTCACCAACGCGTGTTTGTGTTGTGATTTTATTCATAGCTTCTAGCTGCTTTGTTACAATGCCGACACGATAGATAGTTGTATTTAAAAGCGCTCTTAATTGTTTATTTGTTAAAGTGCCTTTGTTTGATAAGAGTTTTAAAATTTCATCGGCAAATTTTTCATTAGTTGTTTTTGGCTTGAATTCTTTCCCAAATTCAAAATAAGAATAAATATAATTTTTTCCGTTTTTACCTGTTTCTACGCGTGAAATTTTCTCGTCGTTTAATAATCTGATTAACGCGCGACGTATCGTCTCTTTGCTTTTATCGCAGCGTTTCATTAATTTTGATTGGCTGATACCAACACTCTCTTTAATTGCGTTAAAAACACTTTTTACAGTATCGTCAGCAACAGACATGTTTTGCCGATCGACTTTTGATAAACCCAAAGGATCTGTTTTATCTTGTTGATAAATTTTGGGCGCTTCGTGTATTTTTCTTATTGCGTTTAGCATTTAAGCAGCTCCTTTTGCAGCATAGCCGCGTTGTTTTTTTTGGGGTTGTTTCCTTGCGTTTTCAGCATGAAAAGCTTCAGCTACCGCTTGTTGGCACATTGGCTTAAATCCACCGTTTTGCTTCACTAAGTAGACTGTTCCATTGCCATCGTTGTGCCTGTCTTTCGCTATAATCAATTCAGTAACACCTTTTAATTCAGTGTCAGGGTCTGTAACTTCTTCTCGATGCACAAATAAAACAACATCGGCATCCGCTTCAATGGCGCTTGAATCTTTAATATTGCTCATGCTTGGGCGTGATGACTGATCGGTTGCTCTATTTGCCTGTGCAAGCAATAGAATTGGCGTTTTTATTTCTTTAGCTAAATTTTTTAACGAACTAGTCACATCACCAATCGCTAAATCATGCCTATCAGCTTTTGGTAATTGCATCAAGCCAAGATAATCAATAACGATTAGAGCCTGTTGTCCTTTTTTAGCGATCTGTCTGCGTACTCTTGCGCGTATTTGAGCTACCGATAAGCGCGGATCAGAATCAACATAAATATTACTCTCGTTTAAAACGCGCATACCCTCATTTAATCTACCCCAATCCTCATCGTTTAAATCAGCAGTTCTGATCTTGTTAGCCCCAACATTTGATAAACCCGAAATGAACCGTTCGTAAACTTGCTTGTCTGACATTTCCATCGAGAAAAACATACATGGTTTGTTTTGAGTTACGCCAACTTTTGCCAGTATATCTTGCGCCAAAAGCGTTTTACCCATCGATGGCCTACCAGCTAAAACAACCAACGCTTCTTTGTCGAAACCTGCTAATCGTGAATCAAGATCAGTAATCCCCGTTGCTAAACCACTAAAACCGCCCTTGTTTGCTATGCGTAAATCAAGTTCATCTAACCAAGAATTACCAAATTCAGAAATGTGATTGATTTCTTTGCCGCTTTGCTGAGAACTTAAAATTTTTAATTGGTTTTCAATGAAATTTATAAGCTCGTCAGGTTCTTCGGTAGCTACGGATTCGTTTATCGTATTTGCAATTGATAAAATATCTCTTGATTGCGCTGTTTTATTGATTAAATCAACATAAGCCAAAACGTTTGCTGAACACGTAAAGTTTCTCATTAGCTCAGCAAGATAGATAAAACCACCGCATTGTTCTAACTCATTTTGTTGTTCTAATGAGCGCTCTATCGTTAACAAATCAACTGTGTCACCTTTGTTGACAGTAGTTAAAATCGTCTTGTAAATAGTTCGATGTGATCTTGAGTAAAAAGATTTTTCGCTTAGTAAGTCAAGCGCTTGTCGGCAATTTGAGTTTGTAACGTCTTTCAATAAAGCGCTAAGTATCGCTTGTTCAGCATCCAAATTGTGAGGGGGATTATTTATTATCATAATTTCCCTCGATTATTTTTACGAAATTTGTTGAGTTGATCATGAAATCAAACGTCATTTGCCAATCGCTACTACGCCCCATCAAGAAATCGCTGTTTTGCAAGTAAGCAAAAAGCCCTTCCCAGTCATGTAGTGTTTTGAATTCCACTGGATTACCGTTCACCGTAAATTTATCGTTAATTATTTTTATTAATTTAGATTTTCTACCAGGTGTTATTTTTGATACTGAGGGTAATTCAGGGAAACTTTCGTTGTAAGATTTTACGATGTTACGCACCAACAACGCGCTAGCGTTTTTGTTATCGTTTTTTACGTATGTTTCTTTTATTGTTTTATATTCTTCTTGTTTAACTGTGTTGTTTAGTGTGTGCGTTGTGTGTTGAACCACATCTGTACACCCTTTCTGTACTGGCTCGCAGTGTGTATTTAGTGTGTTATTTAGTGTGTTAGAATTCAACGTGATTATTGAGCATTTATTTCGCTGAGTTCCCACAGTATATTTTGATATAACACCATGTTTCTCAAGTATTATTAATGCGTTTCTCGCTTGCTCTTTAGTGCCATTTATTGATTTAGCTAAGTTTTCAAGCTTGGTAACATATTGACCTGGTTGTAACGTTATTTTGTTGCCATTAAATGTGGTTTCATATTTAGAATGAGTAACACGCAAACTCAAATCAATATAAACCAATCTTGCATTGATATTTTTATACCAATTAGCTTTTAAAATATCTCTGCTATTCATTGCAAAACCGTTACTTTTATCATCGACCTTTGCTGGTCTTTTAAATTGAACAACAGCCACTAGCAAGCCCTCTTATCAGCTAAACGACATGCTAAACGTATTTCATTAGCCCATGCTTTAACCAAAGTAGATTTAACTCTAGGATTTGCCGCTCGCCCAATTAAACGCGCTAGCCTATCAGCGTTGACAATGTGAATATTCTTCTTCATAATTGACCTCGTTGTGAATTAACCGCTTTCTAATCTTTCCACGGATTAAGCGGTTTTTTTGTATCAGTCCGGTGGTGCTTTTGCATTACCGGACACCTTATTTTGCTTACTGTTACAACTTACGAACTGGTAAGCGCAATTCCTCATAACGGCTTAGTAACGTACCTACACGTCTTTCCGTAGTGTCAGTGACTATTCTCAAGTAGGCCGTCACTAACCTTTTTCAATTTATCTAATGCAACTTATCCATACCCAGCCCAAAACCAAGCGGTGAAAGCTGCACATTAGATGGCTCACGCTGCGGTGGGTCGCTATCGTTCTTGGTTCTTGTATTGGCGTTGCATGTGCCAATTCTGTTTATCGGGTCTGCTATGATTTGGAAAACATAACCAAACAACCCGTATATAAATAAAATCATTAATAACTCACTGCTAAATTAAATTATCGATCAGTACCACTCTTTCCCCGCTGATCACCAAGGATCAAATAAGCGCGTGGCTCGCTGTGCTATCCGTAGCAATGGTTATTCTTTGCTTGGTGCGTCCAGATAGCCATAGCCATCGTCAACGGCACCGCTTGCGCCTTCTTCTTTGTCGCTGTAAAAATACTTATCGCTTAAAGCGAACTGAACAGATAGACAAATTTTTGATTTATAAAACTGTGTTTTGTTGACCATGACTAACCCTTCATTCTTTTTTGTTCTAATTCATAACTATCACGGCAATCAGGACCGCAAAAGTTACCTACACCTATAATTACTTCGCACTCAGGGCCGTAACAAATACCAGTTTCAGGCATTCTTTGTGATCTATTGCTTAGTGCTATGTTTAACTCTAAATCCGCTAATTTTTGCGCTTCGTCTGCTAAATCCATTATTTAACCCTGCTAAATGTGGTCAGTTTAAAATTGAATTCCCTCGCCTTGGTTGCTATTGTGGGAACTGTCCAGAAAACCCAATAACAACCAGGTGAATAAATTATGCAGCATCACCGAACACATCAGGGCAAAGCTCAACCACTGTAACTTCACCATTTGTTAACGCTGATATTTTGTTAGCGTGAGATGGTTGTATTTTTCTGTTGCCATTTATATAACTGCGAATAGTCACTTCGCTTTTGCTTAATTCGTCGCTAAGCAAAGAAAGGAACTTGCTTCTTTCTGTTTGCGTAAGCGATCTGTAATATACACCTAGTTTCATTTTACTCTCACATGATACATTATGTACAACATGATACACCAAATAAATAAAAATACAAAGATCAAAAATACAAAATACAAAACACATTAAAAAATAACGTACATTGCCTGTACAATTTGTTATGTTGTGATAGAATTATACAAAGTGTATTATTGTAGAGGTAATTATGAACGTAGTGAGATTGGTTGAAATGAAACCTGTTTGGGCTGTTATAGCTAAAAAAAGAATGGACGAATTATCATTGCAGAATGATGATCTATTAGATGTTTTTGGCGTAAAAACCGTTGGCGCTGTCGGACATTATTTTAATGGAAGAAGAAAACCATCAATTGACAGCATTATTGCATTATCTAAAAAATTAGATATTTCAATAGTCGCTCTCTTAAATTTAGAGGAAGAAATAAATAACAGCATGGAATTAAAGTGCGACAACGAACGTTATTTTATTGATGCTATATCGCTGTTAGCCAGAACAGCTAAAATCAACAATGAAGACTTAGTGGCATTTCTCAAAGTGTTAAATAATATTGGACCTTCCAATATAATCAAAGCTACCAATGCATTATCGCAGGCAGGAAACAATAGTACCGCTCAAATAGATGCGGTACTAAATATTCAAAACCTAATTAGAAAAGCGGGTTAAGCACGTTTTTCTTTGATGCGCTCAGATAGGTTTATAATATTTTCATCACTTCTTTTTATATGAAGAATCTTTTCAACTAAATCTTCTTTAGTCTCTGCCAATGCCCTATCGTGTACAGCGTTAGCTAATTCATTAAATAAAATAATATTATGTTGTTCGTTGTTGTTCACAGAATCACACCTATCGGATGCTTTTGTATCTGTATGGATTGCTGACACATAAAAACCAAAACATCCTATAACAACGATTAACATAAAGAAAACTATGCTCAAAATCCCTATCATTTCAACTCCTTAATTTGTTTTGCCCGAAGAACATGGAACACCGTAACAAATATTAAATATAACCAAACACTAGCATTTAAAAACTGCAATGAACTAGCATAAAAGCCACCCAAAGCATTTGTTTCAACAATATCTCTGTCAATATACCTTGATACTTGGAGAAGCATTGACAGAAGAAAGAAGATTACAATAACTAATGAGTCACGGTGTAAGTTTATTTGATAATATTTATGTGCCAAGTTTATAGATAATATAGCAAGCACATCAAACAGTGAAAATGTTGCGTACCATATAAACCTATCTAAGTGTATATCGCCTGTCGCACTATAAATAATTGGATCTACAAGAACCATTATTAAACTAAAGACAACAAACAAAAACAAAGACAACGAAAAAGAGCTGACATTTCGTCTTGCGCGTAGATAAAAATAAAGGCAGGCAACGCATGAAATTGCACCACCTACCGTAATTAGAAATAAATTCAATTGCCACATATTCCATCCTTAAATAAAGTACTCCAAGAATTGTGGCAGCTTAGTTATTTAGGTGGCTCATTGCCTCCGCCATTACTATTATATAAATAAACTGGTGGCTCATTACCGCCACCGTTACCTAACGTAACCACATCTTCTTTTAGAGTATCGCGTTTTTTTTCAGTATCTTCAATAGTATTTTCACTTTCTACCGATTTGGCAGGCTGATTTTTAACCACTGAAGCGCTTGCTACAGATCCAATTTCCATCATTACGTTCCTTTTTTTTGTAAGTAAAGAAAAAAGAATATAACAAATCTTTTGTACAACATCTAATAACTGCAAATAATTATACATTATGTATTGACTAAAGCAATACAATAAACTACATTATGTATCAAGTTAATACAAAAGATCATTTAATCATGACTTGTCACATAAACGAACAAATAGCAGAACACGCAAACGCAGACAACCAAGCTTGCGCAGAAATGGAATTTAACGAAACGGCTATGGCTGATTTGTTTATTCACGGCGAAGCAGAGTTTAGCGAAGGTGAAGTTGAGCTTTGGGCAACAGTAGATAAAGCATGTGACGATGAACAAGAGTTAATTCGCGCTTTGGTACTTCGCATAGCAATGGATGATTTAACGGCTAAAACAGAGTTAAGAATGCTTTTGACGGGTATAGCAGTT